CTACTACCACAAATAGAAGATCCTCAAGAACCACTCGTTGTAGGTGATCTACTACCACAAATAGAAGATCCTCAAGAACCACCACTTGCTATAGATGATATTCTTCCTCCTCTTGAGGATAAACAAGAAGAGCCTTTGGTGGTTACAGATTTATTACCTGATATTAATGACTCTGTGCAAGAGCGTTTAGATGTTAGTGAAATATTACCATTAATAGAAACTGAAAAAGAAGAAGTATTATCAGTATCTGATATGCTTCCAGAGGAAAATATTTTTTCAGAAAAAATAGTTTCATTAAATGAATACAATTTAGAAATCCCAGAAAAAGAAGAATCTGTAAATATTTCTGATTTATTAGATCCTATTGAAGTGCAGCAGCAAGAGCAGCAGAGAATTAGTGATCTTATCAATGAAAGTAATGAAATAATTTATAATCAGAAAAGTTCTCTAGAAATAAAAATAAAAGAATTAGAAGCCAAATTCACTAAAATGGATACAGAGGCATTACCAAATTTTAAGGCAGCTGTAACAGCTGCTTTGAATATGAATAGAGATAGACCAGTTAATGTAAAACCTGGTTATGCAGATGATATTGGAAAATTCTTTACCAAAATAAATAGCCCTCCAACTTGGAGGGCTATGAGCAACTGACTATCGAATTTTTTTAGTCTTCCTTTGCCAGTCGCTTGAAGTATTCAAGCGCATCCTCATCCTCGTCCGGCTTGGGAGCCTTCCTAGTAGGAGCAGCCTCAGCTACTTCGTCCTCGTCCTCCGCTCTCTTAGCGGCAGGGGCAACACTGCGAATGTCACCACCGAGAACATCGTTAAGTTTCTTCTTGAGTTCGTCGTATGACTTAAACTCAGAAGGAGCAACAAAGTCCTGAAGCTTGTAGAGAGTCTTCCACAGCTTCTCAAGCTTCTCGTCATCACCCTTGTAGAGTTCAGCCGCACCGTCAAACTCAGACTTGTCGTAGTTAGTGTAACCAGCGACCTTACGAATCTTCAGCTTGAAATTAGCACCCTTCCAGAAGTCGAATGGGTTGATAGCTTCCTCATCCTTGAACTGAGGCTGCATGGCCTCCTGAATCTTCTGAAAGATCTTCGTGCCGTACTTGAAGAGGAACACCTTGCCTTCGTTCTGTGGGTTGGAAGGATCACTGACAACAAGAATGTTGCTGATGTAGGTAAGCTTGCGCTTACGGTTACGAGCAATGTCCTTGTCCTTCTCAACACCGCTGTTCCAAAGTTCGCTATTGGCTTCGCAGATCGGACACTTTAATCCAAGTGTGGTTGGGCAGTTGTCGATCAGCCATCCACCCTTTCCTTGGAACCCGTGTGAGTAGACCTTGACCCATGGAACATCTTCGCCCTCACATGCAGGAAGGAATCGAATGACGGCATAGCCGTTACCAGCCTTATCCACTTCTGGTCGCCAAAACCGATCATCCTTGTAATCGGCAGTCTTGTTTAGATCTTCGATCTTCTTAGTTAGAGTTTCGATACTTGACTTCGAACGCTTCTTAAAATCGCTAAATGACATATAGTCTCCTTAAATTTTTCCCAAGGAACTCCCTTGGCCGATGGTGTAGTATACCAAAGTCTGGTGATTAGTCAAAAGGGAAGTTTGGCCTTTTTGGGTAAGATATGAAGATCTCTTCCCTCTTCGACTAGTTTTTCAATAATTGGCTTTGTAAGTAATTTTGCAGCCCCTTGAGGCTCTATTTCATAATCTTCACAATGCTTTAAAATTGCATCCATATAAGTGCAATTTGTTTTAGTAACGTGTTCTATAATTAATTTAGAAAATTGATTTTTAAAGTTTGGTTCAATAAACATATTTAATACCCTATATAGTAGTGTAATTTGGAGAAAAAATGCCTGATAATACTGATCCCAATTTGAATGTAGGTATCGCTGGTGGTCTTACTGCTACCATTGCAACTGATTTCGTTATTGATATTTATGGTGCTACTTCTCATGTTCAATTGACTAAAGTTGTTTTTGGTGGAACGTCAGATGCTACCAGAGTTTCATCTAGCAATCCGCTACCAACATACTTAGCATCTACTGGTGTAACACTAAACACTAGAGCCACAGTTATTGGTGGAGGAACAGCAGGATCTGTTCAGGTAGTAAATTATAGCACAACTTCACTAAAAGTAAATGGCTCTGGTCTAAACAATGCTGTTATTACTCAAGATCAAGCAGGAAACACATTACTAACAAATATTTATACCGATACCCAAGCTTTTTCCACTAATCTAACAAGCGGAAGCTACAAGATAAAAGCTATGGGTGTTGGCCCCGATGGTGCTACTAGCGGGGCTTATGTTCGTTTATTCGATCCTAGTACTAATTTACTAGCAGGAGTAACCAACGGTGGTGGATCTAATGCTCTAATGGTTCAAGTATTGGGTGCGCCAATTTCATTAACTGCAAATATTAGTTCTACTGTTGGCGTAACAAACTCTAATGCTACAGCACTTTTTGTACAAGGTTCAACTGGCTCTCCTGTTAGTATAACAGGAGTAACTTTAGAATCTCTATTAACTACTATTAATAATTCTGGAATTTCTGGAGCATCTTTTGCTGCTCATATTCCAACCATAGAAACTCTTCTAACAGATGGTACTGCTAAAATTAAGGTAGATACGTTTACTTTACCAACATCATACACAAGCTATTGTTCAATTTAGTCCAGGATTTACATGTCAACGAGGTGTCAATATTAAATCTTTGGCATCTAATACTCAATTCTTGTATATCGGAGAATCATTTGGTTTTACTAATGGTTATCCTTTAGCTCAAGGTGATGAAATATTTTTAGAAATTTCAAATGCTAATAAATTATTTGCTAAGAGTGGTGGTTCGACAGGAACAGTATCACAAAGTCTATATTTTATAGCTAGATAATGGCAGATTATTACGAAAAAGATTCATATACTACTCTTGTAAAGAGTTTAGATTCCTATGGAATCAATGTAATAAGCTCTTATAGTGATTTCAATTTATCTGGTAAACAAATAAATTCAAATCCATTAGTTTATTTTTATGATTCTTTTAATAAATTAATTATTGATTATACGCAAACCAATTCAGATGATGATTTGGAATATTTGGAATTTTTTTTACAAGGAATAACAAATGGAAATACATTTTCTATTTCCGATAGTTACTATGTAAAAGATCAAGATGGAATAACATCTAATTTAGATGGTATTTATCAATATGATGGTTCTACTGGCGATAATATGATTTTTGCCACTAAAATCAGTGCAACAAAATTAAATACTAATGAATTTAGATATGAAAAAGAATATTTTGTTGATTCTTTACAATTATCCTTAAATTCTGGATTTACTGGCGATACTGCTAATATAATAAAATCAGTAACTAATGCAGGAACTATACAAGAATTGGGTTTGTATGAGGACGATTTAATACAAATTTCATATTCTGGAATTACTCAAAATGTTGATAGATTTAGAGTAGAAAAAGTAGAAACTTCAAGTGATGGCGAAGAAATAATATTTTTAAAAGATTCAATTATCTCTGAAAATAGAATAGGAAAACTAACAACGCTAGAAGTTTATTCTAGAGGTAGAGGAACAGTAGATCTATTAAATACAGATAAAACAACTAATGGTTCTGCAAAAGTTTATAATAAAAATGGAGTTTATTTAAATTGTTTTGACTATCAAAATCAATTACAAGCATATCTAAGACGATATAATGAAAATGATCCAAATTTGATAGTAAACTGGTCAGCTAACACGTTATGCGATGGAGTCACTGACAGCATTCTTCCTTCAAATGGAGAATCCTACAATACTTTAGTAGATGTAAAAACACAAACAGTTTCTTCTGTAAAGAAATTTTATATTAATGGACAAAGATCACCTAATATAACATTAGTTGTTGGAACTGTATATTTGTTTTATCAAGGACATTTTACTAATAAAACTAATAATATTGCAGAACAATTAGTATTTACAAGAGTACAAGGAAATACAGATCCGGAAAATTTATTAACAGATTTTTATTCTGTAAATAGTATTCCCGGAGAAAAAAATTCTTATATAAAATTAAATGTGACAGTAGATATACCATCAACATTTTATTATGAATCATTAACAACTGCTAATATGGGCGGAACAATTTCCGTAAATACTAATATTGTAGATTCAACAAATGTAACTATAGGTCAGTATATTGCAGCTAATTTTCCAACAATACAACCGGTAATTTACTTATCGTAAAGATAATTTTTTATCAGTCATTCTTAAAATAAATTTTCTTATTTTATCGATATAACCAAGATTTCTAAGCTCTTTATAAATTAAATTATCTTGGCTAAATTCACCATCTTTAGCTATAGATGCTCCTCTGAGTTTTTGAAATTTGTTCAATAATTTTTCTGCTGCTCTATTATCAGTAGTATTATTTATTGCGTGTTCTATTTGATAAATATGATCTTCTATTTTTTTTTGTAATAAAGAATCATTTGAAAAATCTAAATTTAAATTTTCTGGTTTTACTAACCATCTACCTTTTTTTAAAGAATACACTCCTTGATTTTTTGGTATTTCAACGTTCTCTGTCTGAGCGTAAACTTCAACTGGAGTATTATAGATTTTTATGTCGTGAGTTAATGACCAGATTAACTTTTTATCCTTATAATAATTTGGATCTTTTTTGCAAATATCCAGCTTTTTTGGTTTTAAAATTATATGAACATCTAAATCAGAATTATCAGTATAGTTGAAATTTGCATTTCCACCAGTGAGGACTATATCCTCAACCGCGCTTGTGGGTACTTCAGCAAATTTTAGCCATTCTTTGGCTATCTCAATAAGCTGTTTACGAACTTCATCCTTGAGAAAAATATTGACCCAGAACTTTGAATTCAGTTCTGAGTGATATTGGAGAGTAAGATTCTCCCTCAAGAATTTTGTCAAATACTGCATTAATTGAAACCGATTATTGTAACATTACTATTTGCATTTGGCGATGCCATTCCAGACCAAGAATAAGAAGTTATTTCAAATGGAATTTGATATGCTTGTTGAGTTTTAGCAGTTCTTATGGTTGGTCCATTGTTAAACGTTAGAGTATTATTACCAGTATTATCATCAATAAAAACCATGCAATGTTTGTTAGGTTTTGTAATAGATCCGCTTGCTAATAGAGAAGTACTAAAACCTCTAATATCTAAAAGAACATCCGCAGATTGAAAATGTTGTTCAGGAGCATTATAACTTCTTGCTAGTGCTTTCATTGTAAATTATTAATTAAAAAGTATAATTGATGAATTAGCTATGCCAGTTGCTCCATAAAGTCTTGAAGGAATGTAGCAACTATCGTTAGCAGGAACTCTAACATGAGTAGTATTTAAAACTTGATCCGCTCTTCTAAAATCTAGAGTAAATCCAGATGCTATTGAAGAAGCAACAAGCATGCATGCCTTGTGCTTTGCAAAGGTAACACCTGTAGCCGCTGCAAAATTGATTGATGATACTGCTTTAAAGTTTTCCATATAGCTATTTATATGAAAAAACCCCCCGCTGGAGCCGGGGGGTTTTTGAAATCAATTAACGAATCAAATCAAAGACGAGTCTTTGCCTTTGAGCAAGTATTTGAGCAATTGTCAATACGCTCATGCAGGGAATCCGTCTGTTGCCACATGCTGCGACGAACATCATCAAGACCGTCATTGAGGGTACGGTCAGTGTGGCTACGCTCAAGAGCGCAGACTTCCTTCGAAAGACGACGAATTTCTGCAATAAGCAGCAATCCGGTTAGACCAGCAAATGCCCAAACGAGTGGAGCCTTTGCATTGTCAAGGTGTAGAATCAGAGCAGCAAACGCGGTAAAAACAGCAAGCCAACGGTAAGTAAAAACATTATTATGCATTATTATTCTCCTTTTGAATAATTTTAGTTAAAACTGAAACAATTTGGTCAATCTTTTTATTCTCCAGAATCATATTGACCTTGATCTTTTCAATCTCATCCTTGAGAACTAGTACGATTTTCTTATCTTCTTCTGTCATAATCATACTTATACTCTCCAATGAGTAGGGTGGGGGTCGAACCCACACATCTGCCGTTATAAGCGGAAGGTTCTGCCGATTGAACTACCTACCCAAGACCATCATTCTGTGGATGATGGCTCCTCTGTCAAGAGGATTTTACATTTTTGGTTGGTAACATGCCCAGAAGGAGTCAAAACCAAATAATTGCTCTTCTGGCGGTCAGTATCGTCCCCAAGGCGATAGTTGACCTGTGTGCCATTGTGAGCCTTTACGGACTGAAGGGCCTCTGGGGAGGCCAGACT